AATGATAAAAGTATATTCTGATTAATCGGAGATATTATGAAATATATTATTTCAGAAACAGGTGAGTTTCCACCTCAATATAAAGTTCTTCAAGAAGGTAAAGATGGAGTATGGACACCAGTTTTTGGTCCTGATCCTGATCTTGAAGATGCTCAAAGAAAAATTGCAGAACTACAACCTGTTAAAAAAGTTGTAAAGAAAGCAGAAGAGCCAAAAAAGGAAACACCTAAAAAAACTCCAGCTAAAAAGAAAACTGTAGCTAAGAAAAAAACAGTTAAGAAAAAATAGTGTTAGATAAGACTCTATTGATGAATGAACTTCGTCAATGGAGTCACACTGTTTTAGAAAATCCGCAGGAAAAATTTAACAATCTTCCTGCTTGTCCACACGCAAAAAAAACTTGGGATAACAACAAAGTAAATGTTGTTATAAGTAAATGTAATATGTGGTCAGACTTAATGGATTACATTATAAATTTTGATGATACTTATGATGTAATTATTTATTGTGGTGATGATTATAAAAATATTACCGCAGATGAGGTAGATACAAGAATTAATTTACTGAATCAAAAAGCAAATAAACTAAATTTATATGTAATGGGTTCACATCCTGATACTGAAATAGAATTTGCAACTGAACAAGAAGAATTTCAAGGATTATTTGAAGATGATTATTATCAAATATTTATTCAAAGACTAGATATATTAGTAAAAGCATCTGATAATGTTTTTAAAAAGGGTTATTATAAAAATTATAATAATGAACAATTTAAATCTCAAATATTAAGCAGGAGAAGATTATGCGAGAAATGAAAAAAATGGGCGGTAAAAAAACCAAAATCATGAAAGGTGGTCAAAAAACCAAAGTAAAAAAAATGGGCATGGGTAAAAAAACTGAAATGCATGGAATGAAGGGCGGTACAAAAGTAGAAAACTTCAAAGACATGATGTATAAAAAGTTTGGCGGTAAAACATAAACCAGTAAACTTTTTTTAGTTATATAAATATTTTTTTATGCCAATAAGAAAAAAGGCTAAAATGCCTGCTAGGAATAAGAAAAACTTTAGACCTACTAAGTCTGGTGCTGGTATGACTAAAGCTGGTGTAAAAGCCTACAGAAAATTAAATCCTGGTTCTAAATTAAAAACTGCTGTTACTGGAAAAGTAAAAAAAGGTAGTAAAGCTGCAAAACGCAGAAAGTCTTATTGTGCAAGATCACTTGGTCAATTAAAAAGAAGTTCAGCTAAAACAAGAAACGATCCTAATTCTAGAATTAGACAGGCTCGTAGAAGATGGAAATGTTAAATGGTAATGACTAGAGCTAACTTTGCTGTAATGACAAAGAAAGCACCAGCAAGTAAAAAAAAATATGCCAATAAGAAAAAAGAAAGACCCAAAAGTAGGAACAGGAAAAAAACCTAAAGGGTCTAGTCGTAGGTTATATACTGATGAAAATCCTAAAGATACTGTCAGTATTAAATATGCAACACCTGCTGATGCTAGAAAAACTGTAGCTAAAGTAAAAAAAATTAATAAACCTTTTGCAAGAAAAATACAAATATTAACTGTAATGGAACAAAGAGCTAAAGTAGCAGGTAAAAATCAACAAGCTAAAATAGCTAAAGCAGGAAAAGAAGCTATCAGGAGAAAACATGGCAACTAGTGGTACAACTACATTTAATTTAGATTTATCAGATATCATGGAAGAAGCCTATGATCTTTGTGGTCTTACTATGCGTTCAGGTTATGATTATAGAACTGCTAAACGTGCTTTAAATTTAATTTTTTTAGAATGGCAAAATAAAGGTTTAAATCTTTGGAAAATAGAACAAGCATCACAAACTCTTACAGCAGGCACTTCAAGTTATGCAGCAGAAACAAGTGCATTAGAAATAGTAGATGCTTTTCTTCGTACAGATTCTGGTGATACAACAAAACAATTTGATCAAACTTTAAATAGAATATCTAGAACACAATACAATCATCAAGCTAAAAAATTAACACAATCAAAACCAACACAGTTTTATGTAGATAAAGGAACTTCAGGTATTAATATTGTTTTATGGTCAACTCCAGATAGTGCACAAACTTATACACTAGTTTATGACTATATTAAAAAAATTGAAGATGCAGGAGACCCTGCAACTAATAATGCTGATGTTCCAGCTAGATATTTACCATGTTTAACCTATGCTTTAGCACATAATATAGCGTGCAAATCTCCAGAGGCTTTACAAAGAATACCTATGATAAAAATGCGTTATGATGAACTTTGGAATGAAGTAAGTGATGCAGATAGAGAAAGAGCACCAGTTAAATTTGTACCAGATGTAAGTTTTTATTAATAATGTTAAAAAAATTATTAGATTTTTATCATAAAATTACTAAAGAACAATATGAAGTTAGAGTTGTTGAGTATGATAAAGAAGGTAATATGTCTAATACTTTTACTATTCAACTAAAAAAAATAATTAAAATTAATAATACTTATCTTAGAGGTGTAGATATAGAAGGTAATTCATACATAAAATCCTCTATTAACCCATTTAATTATACTATTAGGAAAATATACTAATGTACGCACAAGGTAAAAAAGCATTAGGTATATGTGATAGATGTGGTTTTACATATAAACTTTCTGAACTTAAATACGAAATAGAAGATAGTATTAGAAATGGATTAAGAGTGTGTGATAGTTGTTTTGACCCAGATCAACCACAATTTAAAGTTGGTCAATTACAAACGAGTGATCCACAATCTTTATTTAATCCTAGAACAGATACAGGTAAAATAGATTCAACAACTTATTATGGTTTTAATCCAGTAGCAAGCACAGGTATTGTAATGGAAGGAAAGATTGGTAAAGTAACTATAACAATAGGCTAAAATGACATATGCAGAATTAAAAAGTTTAGTACAAAATTATTTACAAAATACAGAAACTACTTTTGTTTCTGATTTGCCTAAACTAATAGAACAAGCAGAAGAAAGAATATTAAAAACTGTTAATCTTCCTGTATTTAGAAAAAATGTTAGTGGTACATTATCAACAGGAAATCAATATCTTTCTACTCCTTCAGATTTTTTAGATAACTTTTCATTATCATTTACAAGTTCTAGTGAACAAACATTTTTAATGTATAAAGATGTAAATTTTATTAGAGAAGCATATCCAAATGCATCTACTACAGGATTACCTAAACACTATGCTTTATTTGATGATACAACATTTATAGTTGGTCCAACACCTAATGATAATTTTGTTGTTGAATTACATTATTTTTATAGACCTGCATCAATAACAGCAGGAGAAGATAGTGGTACAACTTGGCTATCAACTAATGCTATGGGTGCTTTGCTCTATGGAACTTTACTAGAATCTTATGTATACATGAAAGGTGAGCAAGATTTAATGGCACAGTATGAAAGAAGATTTTTAGAATCATTAGCTAGATTAAAAAATCTAGGAGAAGGAGATAATACTGTTGATACATATAGAGATGATGTTGTCAGAGTTCAAAGGACATAATGTTTACTGTAGATGTAGAATCAACAATAGGTGATGTAGTTGTAGAAACTACACAAAATAAAGGTTTAAGTCCTGAATATTGGACTGAAAGAATAGTAAATAAAATTGTTAGTATTAGTGATAATGCTGATCCTATGGTAAAAGCACAAGCACAAGCATTTAAAGAATCTATACAAGCAGTTATTTTACTTTACATAAAACAAGCTATAGCAAGTGATAGAGCTACTGTAGCAGGTTTATTAGACAAACAAGGTCATAAAGATATGGCTGATATTATTAGGAGACTTTAATGGCAATTTCACAAGCTATGTGTACATCATTTAAAAAAGAACTTTTAGAAGGTGTGCATAATTTTAAAAATTCAGGTGGTAACACATTTAACTTAGCACTCTATACTAGTAGTGCCTCTTTAGGTGCATCTACAACTGCATACACAACTTCAAATGAAGCATCAGGTACTAACTATACTGCTAAAGGTGCATCACTTACCAGAGTTGATCCTACAACATCAGGCACAACTGCATTTACTGATTTTGCAGATTTAACATTTTCTAATGCAACAGTAACTGCAAATGGTTGTATGATATTTAATGATTCAGCTTCAGGCGATCCAGCAGTATGTATATTAGCTTTTGGTGGAGATAAAACATCAACCGCAGGTGATTTTACAATTCAGTTTCCAACAGCAGACGCATCTAACGCAATTATAAGAATAGCTTAATATGGCTAATATTACAGGTTGGGGTCGATCCACATGGGGTTCAGGAACATGGGGAGAGTCTTTACCTGTAGAAGTTACTGGAGTAGCTGGCACAAGCGGATTAGGTTCTGAAACTGTTGTTGCAGAGGCTAATGTAACTTTAACTGGTAATGCAGGTACATCTGCATTAGGTAGCGAATCTTTAGTAACAAACAATAATTTATCAGTTACAGGTCAAGCTGGAACTAGTGCAGTAGGCTCAGTAGCTGTAAATGCAGCAGCAGTAACAGGCGTATCAGCAGTAGCATCAACATTAAATTTAGGTGATGAAACTTTAATCACTAATAATAATCTTAGTGTTACAGGCTTTGTAGGTACATCAGGATTAGGTTCAGTTACAACACAAGCAAATGCAGATATAGATGTAACTGGAAATGAAGGAACAACAGGTTTAACTGGAGTAAATGTTTGGGGATTAATTGACGATTCTCAAACTCCTAATTACTCTACAATTAATACAACACAAAATCCAAATTGGAAGGAAGTAGCATAATATGGCAACTTATGTAAATAATTTAAGATTAAAAGAAATAGCAACTGGTGATGAATCAGGTACTTGGGGTACATCCACAAATACTAATTTAGAACTTATCGGAGAGGCTTTAGGTTTTGGTACAGAAGCAATAACAACTAATGCTGATACTCATACTACCACTGTAGCAGATGGTTCAGCAGATGCTGGTAGAGCTATGTATCTTAAATATACAGGTACATTAGATTCAGCTTGTACTATTACTATTGGTCCAAATACTATGAAGCGTATGCAATTTATAGAAAATGGAACAAGTGGTTCTCAAAACATTATTATTTCACAGGGTTCTGGTGCAAACATAACAATTCCACCAGGAGATGTAAAAGCAGTTTATTTAGATGGAGCAGGTTCTGGAGCAGCAG